GCCCCTACACCATCGTCTACACCCCTACCCCTAAGGAGAACACCAATGACTGAAGACACCGTCGGTTTCCAGCGCCGGGAGAACTCGGACCTCCGCCTGGAGGTCGAGCACCTACGAGAGAAGACCGAGCGCATGGGGCAGGAACTTGCCGTCCTGCGTGAGCGCGACTTCCTCGGCCGGCTCCTCGAAGAGCGGCACACGGCCAAACGGGTATCCCTTCTCCCTTACCTCAAGCAAATGGTCGCCGACATCAGTGATGACCGGATCGTTGAGGATGTGAAGGCCGGCCACACTGGCCGTATCGGCACCATCCGCGGCGTCGCCATCGAACTGCTCTGCCAGTTGCAGGAGCTCTGCGATGAGCTTCAGCGGACGCGTGATCTTGTCCCGGAAACCATCGACGGCGGGGAGGACTCACGGGACGCGGCTGAGGGGACGACAGTCGTCGACCCTGACGGGGAGCCTTGGGTGTTCGATGATGGCGGTTGGGTGCGCCTGTACCCATACTGCGAGGAACTGCGACACGAGGAGCTACAGGAGCAGTACGGCCCTTACACCATCGTCTACACCCCCAAGGAGAGCACCAATGAGTGACGAACTGACCTCGAAGCAGGTCATCGAGGGTATCGAGTCCGCCATTACCGACTGGGAATTTGATGGCGACTATCGAGGCTATTGGGATGAAATGGCCCAGCAGACAATGGTCGACGACCTGCGCACCCTCCTCGAAATCACCAAGACAGCCCTAGAGCCGAACATGACCGTCCGATGCCAGAGCAGCATCACCCACCCCGGAGCGACGATGCGCCTCAAGACGGATCACGTCTACATCCATGTCTTCGATGACCAGTTTGCCGTGACGTGCGACCCATGTGGCACTCAGAGCGTGACAGTCGAGACGACCGGCCAGGTGATGTTCGGCCTGCGGACACTGCCGGATGACGGCGATATCGTGGAGGGCACCCGATGAGCACCGTTGACCGTACTGCCAACCCCTACGAGATCGGCGTCGCCTACGTCGACGGCAAGCCCCTCGGCAAGGTCATCCGCTCCGACTTCGTCGAGGAGACCAACGATACGGGCCTGCTTCGAACCATCATGGAGAAGTTCTTCGTGGAGGAGTCGCTCGCGCTCTCTGCTCTGTCCTACTGCGAGGGCGGATACGAGATCACCCACTCCTACGACCACGAGCGCAACCGCGTAATCATCACCATCGCCCCGTGTAGCAGGTGGCACCCGTGAACGCCCGCCGGGATGTCGCCGATACAACGGCAGACGATATCGCCGATGCCCTGAACATCCTCGCTGCCACCTGCACCTCAGGGAACTGCGTCTACCGGGTGAACGACCTGGAGGTCCGGTCCTCCCGTGATTTCTTCACCGGCAGGGTGGACATGACCATCCGGGCGAGGTTCCTCCCAGGTCCGGCCACGGATCACCTATCTAAGGGTCTCCTATGACCGGTGACCGTGGGCCGCTGGTGGACACGCAGGCCGCGATCCTCGCCGCCGGGGTCTCCAAGCGCACCCTGCACCGCAGGGTCGCCGCCGGGCACCTCCGGCCCGCTGGCCGGGACCGAAGAGGCCGCACCCTCTACCGGCTCAGCGACGTCCTCGCGACACTCCCCAACACCAGTGGACAAACACTGGACACCAGTGGCACACTTAGGGCCAGTGGGACACCCCTACCCGACGCAGGGTAGGATGCCACCACTCTCCTAACAGGGCATGAGCCCAGAGGTTATGGGGATTCTAGGGGATTGAAGGGCCCCCACCAGATTGCTGGTGGGGGCCCTTTTCCTGTATAGGGGGTGCGCCGCATGTCCAGTGGACTCCGCCGAGACAGCCGCACCTGGCGCACCCTCGCAGCGCAGGTCCGCGCCCGCGACAAGGCCGCCGGCACCCCCTGCCGCATCTGCGGTCAACCCATCAAATGGGACGCCCACGACCCCAACGCCGACGACGCCCCCAGCGTCGACCACATCCGGTCCTGGCGAGACCACCCCGACCTGAGGCTCGACCCCACCAACCTCGCCACCGTCCACCAAGCCTGCAACCGCGCTAAGGGCGCCCGCCCCCAAGCGCTCCCCAGCATCGGCAACCAATCCCGCCAATGGGGCCGCCCACGCACCTGAGGAGCAACCGTGGCTCACCCCGCCGACACCTCCATCCTCGCGACCGTCGATGACGCTCTGCGCGCCGCCGACTGGATCACCCCCGCCGACCAGCCCACCGTCGAGCTCCTGCGCCGTCTCGCCAACCGGCTCGACGACCCCGACTTCCCCACCATCGACGGCCGCTTCGACAACGTCAGCGAGTCCCTGTTCCTCAAGACCGCCGCCGCCCTCGGCCTCACCCCTGAGATGAGGGCCGCCTGGGCGAAGAAGGAGAAGAAGGTCGATGGTGGCAGGCTCGAAACGCTCAGGAAGGGCACGGCCGGCCTACGGGCCGTCTGACGCCGGCGAGTTCTTCGATCGGTGGATGGCCGACGCGGAACGGGACTGCCCGCTCCGTGACCCCGACGCTCCCCGCTACGGGCACAGCACGCCCCGCATCCACACGCCGCCGCTGCGGGACCTGACCCCCGACACGAGTGCTGGCTACTCGTGCATCGAGTTCTCACACGACGTGCTCGGCATCCCGCTGCTCCCGTGGCAGCAGGAGACCCTCATCCGGGCGCTCGAGCTCAACCGGGCCGGTACACGCTTCCGGTTCCGTACCGTGGTCCTCCTGGTCGCACGCCAGAACGGCAAGTCCACGCTCGCGCAGGCCCTCTGCCTGTGGGCCATGTACGTGCTCGGCGTGAAGATGACGCTGGGCACCGCCCAGGACCTCGACATCGCCGAGGAGCTGTGGAGCGGCTGCGTCGACATCGCCGAGTCCGTGCCCGAACTGGCCGCCACCATCAAGAACGTCAACAAGGTCAACGGCAAGAAATCCCTCGACCTTCAGACCGGGGAACGGTACAAGGTCAAGGCCAGCAACCGTAAGGCCGGGCGTGGCCTGTCCGCTGACCTGATTGTTCTCGACGAGCTGCGTGAGCACACGAACTGGGACTCGTGGGGCGCGGTCACCAAGACGATGATGGCGCGCCCTAAGGCGCAGACCTGGTGCCTGTCCAACGCGGGTGATGACGCGTCCGTGGTGCTGATGAGCCTTCGGAAGAAGGCGCACCTGGCGCTCGGTGATCCCGACGGGATCAACGCTGACGACACGGACCTGACCGCTTCCGGCGGTGACTCCCTGTGCTTGATCGAGTACTCGGCCGCTCCGGGGCGGTCCACCACGGACCGTGACGGGTGGGCGGAGTCGAATCCGTCGCTCGGGTACACGGTCGAGGAGGCGTCCCTGGAGGCCGCTGAGGCCACCGACCCGGAGCCCGTCTTCCGCACCGAGTGCATGTGCCAGTGGGTCGACGTCATGGCCGTTGGCCCGTTCCCTGAGGGCGCGTGGGAGGCGTGCACCGACCCGCGGGGCATCATCCCCGACGACGCCCCGATCTCCTACGCCGTGGACGTCTCATGGGACCGTGGCGCGGCCTACGTGGCCGCCTGTGGACCCCAGGCCAGTGGCCGGCTCCAGGTGGAGATCGTGGCCGCGCGCCCCGGCCAGGGGTGGGCCGAGTGGCTGCCCGAGTGGTTCCGCGGGTTCGTGGACGCCGACAACCCCGCCCGCGTCGTCGTCCAAGGCAAAGCCTGCCCCGCCGCGATCCTCGTCGACACGCTCGCCGACGTCGAGGGGCTGACCGTCGTGCCCTGGGTGGGCGGTGACCTGGGGATCGGGTGCGGTCTCATCTACGACCAGGTCGCGGCCGCCGCCCCGGACTCCACGTCCGACCTGAAGCCTCTCGCACACCGGGGCCAGGAGGCCCTGAACTTGGCAGCCCACACGGCAGCGCAGCGCTTCTACGGGGATGGCTGGTACTGGGACCGCAAGAACTCTCCCCAGGACGCCGCGCCCCTGATTGCTGCGACCGAGGCCCTGTGGGACCAGATCACCAACGCTCCCGAGGAGCCCGCCTCGTCGATCTATGAGGCGGGCCCGCAACCACTCGCCTGAAGGGTGTGAATGCTCGTGCGCCGCGATAAGACGCTCTCCCGCCTAACCGGCGCTAAGGTCCTCGTCCCCGTCGACGGGGAGACCGTGCGCGGCACCCTCGCCGCCGTCACCCCGGCCTGGGTGACCCTCACCGGGTGCCAGGCCGAAGACGGCACCACCATCGAGGGGGATCTCATGGTCGCCCTGCCCCTGCCCTGGGTGCAGGTGATCCGATGACGCGCTTCCAGACCCTCGACGCCCTGGCCGCCAACCACGGCGGGAACACGATCCTCGACGTCGTCGACCCAGGTATCCCCCTCGTCGACTACGACGCCTCGGACCGGGACGCCGCCTCCGTCGCCGCCGCCTGGCGCACACAGCCGGCCATCCGCAAGGTCACGTCCTTCATCGCCGCCAACGTCGCCTCCATCCCGCTGCACGTCTACGAGCGCGTCTCCGACTCCGACCGTCAGCGCGTCACCACGGGCGCCCTGGCGCAGGTGATCGGGGCGCCCAGCCCCGCGATGGGCGCGTACCGGTTCTGGGAGCGCGTCATCCTCGACGGGCTCCTCTACGACCGGCGCGCCGTGATGATCGTCGACGACGGCGACCGCACCGAGCTCGTGCGCATCCCACCCCGCCGGTTCCGCATCGTGTCGGACGGCCTGGACCGGGTCAAGGCCGTGCGCATCACCACCGGTGACGGGCAGGTCAAGGACATGGACCCCTCAGGGTTCCTCCTCGACGTCGGCTACTCCCAGTCGAACGGTAAGGGCCTGTCCCCCATCACGACGCTGGCGGCCCTGCTGCGTGAGGCAGCCGAGGCCGTCGATTACCGGCGCGCCGTCATGCGCAACACCGCACGCCACACGGGGTGGATAAGCCGCCCCACCGAGTGGCCGAACCGGGATGCCCGGAACAACTTCCTGGAGTCGCTGCGGGCGTTCCGCGCCGGCGGTGGCCGCGAAGGCGGTGACCTCCTCCTCGATGAGGGCATGGAGTGGCACGACCGCTCCTACAAGCCCACCGACATCGACGACCTGGACGCCCGCACCCTGACCAACATCGAGGTTGCGGGCGCCTACCACATCGCCCCCGAGCTGCTCGGTGACCGTCAGGGCAATTATTCCAACATGGAGTCGATGAGGGAGTCCTTGTACCGGGACAACCTTGGCCCCTACATCCGGGCGTGGGAGGAGATGTGCGCCCCTCTGGCTGACCGGCTCAGTGACGGGCGGGCTCTCTACGTCGAGGCACACCTCGACGCGAAACTGCGGGGCTCCTTCGAGGAAGCCGCGTCCGTGCTCCAGACGTCGACGGGCGCCCCGTGGATGACTCGCAACGAGGCCCGCGCCCGCCTGAACCTGCCGGCCATCGACGGCGGGGACGACCTCATCACCCCGCTGAACGTGCTGGTGGGTGGTCAGGCGTCCCCGACGGACTCCGGCACTCAGAACGAGGGCCAGGACACCGACGACCCCAAGGCGGCCGCCGGCGTGCAGGTGAAGTCAGCGGACCTTGAGGGCGACTGGCCCACCAGGGCCGAGGACGCCCTCAAGCGCCACTACAGCCGTCAGGAGCGGGCCGTCATGTCCGCTCTCGGAGCGAAGGCCGACGGCTGGTGGGACCAGCCCCGGTGGGACCGGGAGCTCGCTGAGGACCTGTACCGGCTCGCTTCTGCGTGCGTCGACCAGATGGGCCGTGAGGCGTGTACCCGTCTCGGGTTTGACCCGGATGAGGACTGGAGCCTGCCGCGCACGCAGGCGTACCTCCAGGCGGTCACGAAGGCTCGCGCCCGGTGGGTGAACGAGGCGACTCGCCGGCAGATCGAGGCCGCTCTGGCTGAGGCCGGCACGGATGGCGTGCCCGCCGTGTTCGACCGTGCCCGCTCCCAGCGTGCCGCTGCCGGGGCCGGCGCGTTCGTCGCGGCGATGGGGTCGTTCGCGACGGTCGAGGCCAGCAAGCAGGCCGCCCCAGGCCGGTGCACCAAGACCTGGATCACGGGCCGTAACCCGCGGCCCACGCACCTGGCGATGAACGGGGAGACAACGCCCGCGTGGACGGACTTCTCCAACGGCCTGTCCTGGCCCGGTGACCCGGCCATGGGGCCGGACGAGTCGGCCGGCTGCAACTGCACCGTTTCCGTAGAGATCACGCACTAAGGAGGGCTCCTCGTGGAGTTCAAGACCACCGGCACCCTGAGCCGGAAGACAGACGGCGACGGCGACCACGCCGGGTTCGTCGGGTACGCGTCCACGTGGACGAGGGACCCCGACTCCTACGGCGACGTAGTCGCCAAGGGCGCTTTCACCCGCACCCTCAAGGAGTGGGGAGAGAAGGGCCTGCCCATCCCCGTCCTATGGGGGCACAGGCTCGATGACCCGAAGTACTTCATCGGCGCGGTCAAGGACGCTAAGGAGGACGACCACGGCCTGAAGGTCGACGTCGAGCTCGACGCCGACTCCCCCACCGCCGAGCACGTGCGCCGCCTCCTGAAGAGCGGGGCCGTCGCCCAGATGTCCTTCGCGTTCGATGTGCGCGACTCCGGCGACATTGAGCTCGACGACGGCCGCAAGGCCCGCGAGCTGCGGGACCTGCGCCTCTACGAGGTGAGCGTGGTCCCGATCGGCGCGAATCAGGACACGTCCATCGAGACCGTCAAGGCCCCCTCCGACGGGGGCCTCACCAGCGAGGAGATCACCCAGGTTCGGGCTCTCCTCGCCTCTCAGACCGCCCCCGAGGAGGGGGAAGCCGGCAGCAACACCGACGACGACGCCGAGGCCCCTGAGGGGCAAGACGAAGACCCGGTGAAGGCCGCCGCGCGACTCAACACCCAAATCGCAGTCCTCTTCATTGAGGGAGAAAGGAGCGCTGCATGAGCACGCTCATGGAGGCTCGCGCGGTGGCTATGAAGGCCGCCATCGACGCCCAGAACGCTATGAACGCCGCAGGCGACAACCTTACCTACGAGATGTGCAAGGAGGTGGAGAAGCGCGTCAACGAGGTCAAGGAGATCGACGAGCGTATCGCCGCCTCCAAGTCGGCGCGCGACATGATCGCGTCACTCGCCGGCAACATCCCGGATGACAACACCTATGAGCCGGGCGAGGAGTCCGGCATGAAGGCCGGCACCTTCGGTGAGCGCTACGTGCGCTCCTCCACCTACAGCGAGTGGGCCAAGGCCCACCCCTCCGGCCTCGGTGAGGGCTCCAACCTGGCCCTTCCCGGCGTGAAGATCGGTGACCTCGAGGAGCTCCTGATCTCCCGTAAGGCCAACGGTCAGGTGCTCGCTACCCCGACCGCGCACATCGCCCCGATCCGCTACCCGATGGTTGACATGGTCGACCGCCGGCCCCTGACTCTCCTCGACGTCATCGGGCACGGCCAGATGGCCGGCAACTTCGAGTACGTGCAGGTCACTGCCGTGTCGAACAACGCCGCCATCGTCAAGGAGAACACGCAGGACACTGACGCGCTCAAGCCGACGTCGGACATGACGACCGCTGTGGCCGACTGCAAGGCGTACACCTTCGCAGACGGTTACGAGGTCACCAACCAGCTGCTCTCCGACGCCCCGGCGTTCGCCGCCTACATGAACACCGCGGTCCGCTACAACCTGGACACGGTCATCGAG